CATTATGCTAAGATCGATAAGAAACTTGCAGTTCAATTTCTTAAGGTCGATGAATACCATTTCCGTCATGCGGGTGTATTGGCTCGTATTATGGACGGTGGTTCTGTCCTTGAACAAAAGGAAGCCGACTATTTCGAGAAACGTGTTGAGTTCTTGAAAGAACAAGTTGGTGTTAAACAGAAATCTGAAATCAAAATTGAAAAACCTCAACCTGAAACTAATGTCATCTCCATCCAACAACGCATGGAAGAGAAAGCTCACGATCTCGCTGGTGAGATTGAGGGGGCGATTGACGACTTTGTACTCAATGGTTGCAAATCAGAATTTTCAACGAAGAATTACTTGCTGGCGAATCAAGTTGCTGGACCCATTGCTAAACGCATTGGAGAGTTTTTCGTACCGACTGCCAAAGAAATTAGGGAAGCCATTGAGGGATCTGATGCGCAACTTGTAGAAGGTTATTCAAATTTCACTAAACGTGAATTAAAGAAATTCGCTGAGTTCATTGAACAGATTATTGCTGACTGTAACCAAATGGTTCAGACTGCAAAAGCAAATCGTGCTCCTCGTAAACGTAAACCTGTGCCTGTTGGCAAGCAAGTTGCTAAGGTTAAGTACATGAAAGAATTCGAGGAACTTAAACTAAAATCTATTGCTCCAACTAACCTTGTTGAAGCGAAAGAGGTTTGGATCTATAATACGAAGTATCGTAAACTTCAAGTGTACAAATCTGAACACGGTCTTACTGTTAAGGGTACGACACTACTTGGGTTCGATGTCGCTGAGTCTAAGTCTGTTACACTACGCAAACCTGAAGAATTCTTCAAAGGACTTGCGCTTGGTAAGCGTGGACTGAACGCTGGTATCAAAACAATTAAAACTAAACCCACCACTCCGAACGGTCGTATCAATGAAGAGTGTATTATCCTTGGAGCATTTTGATGATTCTAATTGATTATTCCCAAGTGGCTCTTGCCACTATCCTAACCTTTCAGCGTGAGTTGAAAGGAACAGAGAGTGAGGTGAAGAATCTAATTCGTCACGTGACTCTATCAACCATTAAGTCATACAAGAAAAAGTATGGCAAAGAGTATGGTCAGATTGTTATTTGTACCGATGGTCGTAAGTATTGGCGCAAAGAAGTATTTGAGCACTACAAAGCAGGTCGTAAGAAAGCACGTGATGCTTCTGACTTGGATTGGAAACTCATCTTTGATACACTAAGCGAAATGCGTGAAGATATCCGACGTGTATTTCCTTACAAGGTTATCAGCGTTGACCGTGCAGAAGCAGATGATATCATCGCTGTTCTTACTGAGTATGTTCAAACTAATGAATTGATTCAAGAAGGTTTGATGGAAGAACCACAAAAGGTTCTTATCCTATCCTCTGATAAAGACTTTAAACAGTTACAACTAGCACCGTTCTCCACTGGTAATGTAAGCCAGTGGTCACCGATGCAGAAGAAATACATCAAAGCCAGCAAACAAGAAATCATGGACTTTACTATTGAACATATTGTGAAGGGTGATGCTGGTGATGGTGTACCTAATATCTTGAGTAAAGATGATGTGTTTGTAACAGGAGATCGTCAAAAGCCAGTTAGTGCTAAACGACTTGCTGAGTTTTATGAGAAAGGTATTGATGCATGCCGTAATGACGAAGAACGTCGGAATTGGCAACGTAATGCTACTCTAGTTGCATTCGATAATATTCCAAAATCTGTTAAGGATGAAATTCTAGATGCATACCTAAATAGCAAACCGAATGGTGATAAGATGTCAATTATGAACTATCTGATTGAACACCGTTGTCGTTTATTGCTTGATGAACTTGAGGACTTTTAAATGAGAAAATATGTTACAGAAATGTTGGATGAAATTAATAAAGATCCAACACTGATTGAAAAATATAAAACTGATGCTGCTCTAAAGATTATCTTTGAATATGCATTTGACCCTGCGAAGAAATTTATTCTTCCTGAAGGTGAACCACCATACAAACCTTCAGCTGAACCAATGGGTATGACACCAACTAATCTATTCAGTGAGTTGCGTCGTATGTATGTATTCTGTCGTGCAGATTTGAAACCAATTAAACGTGAGTCATTGTTTATTAGTTTTCTTGAGGGTGTACACCCAACAGAAGCCAAAATGCTCATGGCTGTCAAAGACCAAACTTTACATAAGTTATACCCTAAAATTACAAGAAAACTCTTGGAAAAGGCTGGAGTGATTCCAGAACTCCCGAAAAAGGAAGCAAAAACCCCTTTACTTTAATTCAAGATTCAGGTATAATATAATTGTAAATACTTGGAGATTTATTATGAGAAAATTGATTATTGCTACTATGTTGGTTTCTACCAACGCTATGGCTTTAGACTTTGAAACCGAATGGGCTAAGTTTGCAAATGACTTTGCCAAGTTGGCTTCAAAGATGAGTGTTAAAGTTGACGTTGATGTTCCTCGAGTTGGTAATGTATCTGTCCCTGTGGAAGATCGCAGTATCCAATTGGAACGTGTCGACCCGAAATCACCAGACCGTCTAGGTTTGAAATTGTCTGACCCATCTATGGTTCAGAAAATGAAAGATCTATACAAACGTGATGATGTAGTAGTTTATTCAACAACCTTGAGGTAATTTATTATGAAAAAATTGATTCTTGTAACTGCTGTTGCTCTTGCTTTATCGGCTTGTAGCACAACCAAAACTGTAGACCTTAACGATACATCGAAAGATGCCGTAAAGTACACTCAGGAATTTGGTAAAGTTGAAATCACTTTCAACGACAAGGGTGAGTGGGAAACCCTTAAATCAACTGGCACTTCTGCCATCCCTCTTACTGACAATTCTGCTTTGGAGCAAGCAATGAACGTTGCTACAATGCGAGCCAAACGCAATATTGTTGAGTTCATTCAAACTGACTTGAACTCAAGTAAGTCTCACGAAGCAATTACTAACGCACTCGCAAAAGACGTATCAGCTGATGAGTCTAAGACACGTGAGCGTGCTGGTAACATTGCTACCAAAATTCAGGAAAAGATCGCTGTTGAAGCAAATGGTATCGTTAAGGGTGTCTACATTGTAGATCGAAAAATCTCTGGCGATAAAAGCATGGCTGTTGTGACTGTTGAAGTCAGCAAGAAGTCTATGCGTGCTGCTCAACAAGTTCGTAACTCTTTCGGTAGTTAATCATGAAGAAAGTTCTAGCCAGTGCAATTCTGGCTCTTTCTTTCACAGCATCAGCGCAATCTCTGATAACTGTAATACCAACAACCCTTTCTGTAACAAGATGGATCGTTGATATTACAGACAAAGATCGTCTAGAAAATACAAGTCCTATTACAGTTCAATCTTCAGGCACAGGTGCTACATGTGATGAGGCATTACTTAATGCCAAACGTCATGCTCTTGAAAAAGTTAGCGGTTCATGGGTTCGCTCAATCCGTCGTTCAGCTGATGACAAATACGAAGAAGAAATCGTAGAATACAGTGGTGGGGTTGTTAAGTCATACAAATACCTACGCAACGATTGTACATTTGTTATAATTGAAGCTGAGGTGATGAAGCGTTCTAACAAAGTTCAGTTAGAAGCTGCAGATATTTCTCGCAATCAAATCGTTCATATCGAAGGTATTAAGAATTCTATTGACCGTAAACAGCAAGCAGTAAAGAGTATAGATTCACGTGCTAATGCTATCTATTTCAAACCTAGTAACACGGAACTACGTGTTATTGAGGGAACTAATGATATTGCTGTTTCTATTGAAGGTGAGTTTGCTTTCAAGGATAATTGGAGAGCAGACTATCTTGAACTGAGAGAACAGTTCGGTTATTTTAATCTACCATCATTTGAACCTGAGGCAAAAATTGTAGTCATTGGGTTTGATGGCGCAAAAAAAGAAGTATTCAAAACTTCTTTTGTTTATGAGGGTAATTGGAAGTTATGGGGGAGAAGAACATATGGTGCTTCTCCAACAATGGAAGTCTATACTCATCGAAAAGAAGAAGGAAAAGTTAGATTCCGCATTCCACACTCTAAATTGGAAAATGTCAAAAGTTTTAGGGTTGAAGTTATATGAAACAAAAATGGGTTGAAGCATTCATGGATACAGCTGAGCGATTTGCTCAGCTTTCAAGCGCAATTAGATTACATGTTGGTGCAGTTGTCGTAAAAGATAATCGCATTATAAGTATTGGATACAATGGTATGCCAACTGGTTGGACTAATGAGTGTGAAACTAAAATCTATTGTGATGATGGTGATTGGTCTGAACAACAACTACCAAAAGATTCTAATCAGTGGAAGAAGTATAAACTCGTAACGAAAGATGAGGTAATCCATGCTGAAGCGAATGCTATCTCTAAGCTGGCAAGATCGAACGAATCTGGTCTTGGTAGTTCTATGTTTATTACTCATGCTCCTTGTATTCATTGTGCCAAATTAATCTATGGTGCAGGGATAGAGAAAGTCTATTATCGTAATACATACCGTGATACTATCGGATTAGAATTCCTAGAACAAGCTGGCATTAAAATTGAGAAGGTATAAATATACAAGACTTATACCAATTATTGAGGTTACGGATGCATTCGTTTAGAACTTGGCTTACAGAAGAACACGACGTTTCTCATTTCGAGGGAAGAACCCCTCACCATACTTATCAAACTGAACATGGTCATACTGTTCATGTTCACCTAGACAAAGATGAACATGGAAACCACGCAGTGTTTATCAATAAACAACTTGGTGGTATTGTTAAAACTGTTTCTTGGCACCATGATGCTGAACAGCCAACTAAACATGAACTTCAACATTCATCAGCTTATGAACCAGATGAAGATGAGGACTTAAAAGAAGAATTCGTTTCTTTTAAACAAATGATTGTTGAGCGAGGTGGTGATACTACTGGTGCTAAAAAGACTGCAGCAAAAGCTGCAAAAGAAACAGTAGCAAAAGTGAAAGCACCAAAGGAAAAGAAAGAAGCTGAACACGTTCTACCAAATGGTAACTTGTCAAACAACTCTGGTGGTGTTATTACTGAGTTGGCTACACTGCGTCATTTAACTGATCACGTTCATAAAAGACTTGGTACTCAAGGTTCACCTGAACATCAAGCAGCATTAAAAACAATTGATGATGAGATCGGTAAAGTATCTAGTCATCCAAACGCTAATGAAGAAACTAAGAAACAAATTCAGAATAGAATTTATCATGGTCGTACTGCAGCAGCAAGTATCTTAAGAGATGTTCGTAACACTCATGGATTAAAAGCAAGAGTTAAAAATGCAGGTTGGACTTCAAAGGCTGGTGATATTCCTAGATTCACTCGTGGTGTCCATAATGATACCCAAGAGAATACTTCTGACGTTGCGGTAGAGGTCGAAGGATCTCACAACAAACCTCATCCATCAAATTCTGATGGCACACATTTCCATGGTTTCTCATTGAAGTCAACTAAGAAGAAACAAGAAATCACTGCTAAGAATCCTGGACCAGACATGGATGGCATGATGGATCACCCATCAAGAAAACTAAATGCTGATTCAGTCGGTCGTTCTAATTTAGAGAAGCACGTTTGGAAACCTTTAGGTATTGGTGGTAAGTCGCCAACTGAACGTGGTAAAATTCTAGACCAAGCCAGAGCAGCGCATGCATCAACTGGTGGTGCAGAGGGCAAGAGTCCAATGGAGTTGAAAGCCAATGAAGGTGCTAAGAAAGCCATTCGTGCTCAAAACGATGAACTTCATGATCACCTAAAACATCTAACTACTCTTCCAAAGAACGAAGGGCATAAGATGATTGGTAAGATGTTAGTCAAGCATCTATTCGCTGATACTGATATGCCAAACTCAAAGGTTAAAGTATCTGGCGAGGAAAAGGGTAAAATTAAATCAGTGGTTGAACCAAACAGTGAACATCCATTGAAGAAGATTTTACAAGATCCAAAGACTAAGTTTGATGTTCGCAAGAATGAAGGTGGTGGTGCAATTCACGTTGGCTACACCCATCCAAAAACTGGAGAGTTCGTTCACGTTGGTACATATGCTGCAAAACCAAAGAGCAATGCATCTAAGGTAGGCAACATGGGCTGGAACATCAAAGTTGCAAAGATGCACTAAAAATAATTTAAAAAAACTTTACTTTTAATCAAAACTAGAGTAGAATTCGTATAAATAGGTAAATGACCTTACAAGTTGTAGGGTTATTTACTTTACTTTAAATCAAAACTGAGGTATAATTCCTTCTATGAAATCGATATTGTGTTTATCCGCTAAAAGTTATCAGATGCCTAGAGCAGCTGAGTGGAATAACACACGCCCAGTTCATGGTCTATCATTTATTGACACTGGGGGTTTTGGCAAGTAAAGTTAAAATGTAACTTGAGTTTACTTACCAAAACCCCGAAGATGAAAATCTCGGGGTTTTTTGTTTTTGTCTTGTAAATTTTTACTTGACTTTAATTCGAAGATGTAGTAAGATACGTCCTCACTTGATCTTTAACAATTCGGGACTTTGTATTAAATGGTCAGCGATGAAAGTTCGCTGGAGTTGCTGACCATCTGTTCCTCCATGGTGTAATGGTAACACAACGGGCTTTGAACTCGTTATCTTTGGTTCGATTCCAAATGGGGGTGCCAAACAAAATTGTATTTACTTTAATTCAGAAGTAAGTATAATTCTGTTTGTCAACAAGGAGAAAGTAATGAAACGAAAACCGATCGCTGCTCCAAGACGTATGTTTTTGGTTGCGGCAAAATTTAAAAGTGGTGCTGGCGTACACCGTAAGTCTAACAAGGCACTGCGTCGTTTAGAAAAATCGAGGGGGTATAACTTAATGGTAAAGTAGCTGGCTTTTAACCAGTTAATCAGAGTTCAATTCTCTGTGCCCCTACCAATAGAATTCTTTGGGGTGTCCATAGTGTAGTGGTCTGCACAGGATGCTGTGAACGTCTTAGTATGAGTTCGATCCTCATTGGACACCCCAAAGAATTTTATGCTGCTTTAGCTGATGTGGTCATAGCAACGGTCTGAAGAACCGATGAACGTGGTTCGATCCCACGAGGCAGCACCAAATTTCCTTTCGTAGCTCAAAGGTAGAGCAATCGGCTGATAACCGATAGACACAGGATCGTTCCCTGTCGAAAGGACCAAAATAATATCTCAGTGGTGTAATGGCAGCATGTCGGTCTCCAAAACCGTTGGTCGGGGTTCAAGTCCCTGCTGGGATGCCAAATAATGGAAGGTAATGCAGGTGCGTTGGTGCGCCGACCAGCCTTGAAAACTGGGTTCTCAGAAATGGGATGGGGTTCGACTCCTCTGCCTTCCGCCAATATAATGGATATGTAGCATAATGGTAGTGCACCTCCTTCATACGGAGCAAAGTGGTAGTTCGACTCTACTCATATCCACCAAGATTTAACTCGGTGTAGTTTAGTGGTAAAATTCGTGGTTTGGGACCATGTGTCGGAAGTTCGATTCTTCCCACCGAGACCAATTTGGGCTGTTAGTGATAATGGGAGCACGCTGGCTTTGCACGTCAGAGGTAAGAGTTCGATTCTCTTACGGTCCACCAAATTTGCGTTGTAAACTTTGATGATGAAGTCCTGCCTCTTAAGCAGAGAGAAGATAGTTTGAATCTATCACGACGCACCAGTTATGCGGGTAAAGTGTTTACGGTTACACGTCAGTCTTCCAAACTGAAATAGACGAGTTCGAATCTCGCTTCCCGCTCCAGTTATGCCCTATTAGTATAATGGTATTACACCTGTTTTGTAATCAGGTTACGGCAGTTCGATTCTGTCATGGGGCACCAAATTATTGTGCATGAGCAAGCAAGGTGTATGCGCTCCGCTGTTAACGGAGAATGAGTTGGGTTCGATTCCTAAATGCACAGCCAGTTTTAGGTTAGTTACAGCAAAAATAAAGCACGTCGATGGTCGACAATTTCACTGTAAATGAAACTATGTGGGTTCAATTCCCACTGCAAAACCAACTAACCTGTTGTATATGTTCCATTAGACTTCTGGTGAGGTCATCAGGCTTTCAACCTGAGCAGAGGGGATCGTAACCCCTATGGAACTCCAGTTTTAGGATTCTTTCAGCAATATACCAAACTTTTATTGATAAAAAGCAAAAGCGAATCCTGTTGTTTAATACCCTCTTAGTAAAATGAATATTACACAACGCTACGAACGTTGAAGTGGTGGTTTGATTCCATCAGAGGGTGCCAGTTTTAGGATACATACAGCAAACATTATTCGACTTAAAATCGAGTGGTCGTTGGTTCGAGTCCAACATTACGCATCGCGTGATTAGCTCAATGGTAGAGCACTAGAAAATGTATCCTGTTGTTTTTAGAGAGTGGGCAGGACGGTAATGCAGCAGTTTGCTAAACTGTAGATCGGCAACGGTCAATGGGTTCGACTCCCATACTCTCTGCCAGATGTTGGGCTGGTAGCTTAATGGTAAAGCAGTCGACTCATAATCGATTGAGTGGGAGTTCAATTCTCTCTCAGCCCACCAATGCCTCGATGGACAAATTGGTAAAGTCGACTCTCTCAAAAGGAGTAGTTCTGTGAGTTCGAATCTCACTCGAGGTACCAAATAATGTAGGTGGAGCCAGTTGGACGGGCACTGGATTGCAAACCCATGGAAGCAGGTTCGATTCCTGTCACCTACTCCAAAATATCGCTTGACTTTCAAAGAAAGTTCAGGTATAATTAATGTTCTGCGGATGTGATGGAATTGGTATACATATCGGACTTAAAATCCGAGTTCTGAGGGTTCGAGCCCCTCCCTCCGCACCAATTGCCCCGATCGTTCAATGGATAGGACAGCATTCTTCTAAAGTGCGAATGAGGGTTCGATTCCTTCTCGGGGTGCCAAATTTTACTTTACTTTAATTCAGAATTAGGGTATAATTAGTGTATGTCGAAAGTCCTCTATGAGTCTTGTGTCGATTCGCAAGCGTGAGGCAGAATTGGGGAGCTACCAGTTACGTCTGGATTCCCCATTAGAGGGATATCGTTGGGAGAACGATATTGTAGAGATGCGATGGATGGGGCTTCCTCTACAACTTTGCTCGGTTCGTCTATCGGTTAGGACACTGCCCTTTCACGGCAGGAAGGAGGGGTTCGATTCCCCCACCGAGTACCAGATTTAATTGCATTGGGTTACCAATTCCAGTAGGGATTGTGTTAAGTCTACATGTGTACGACGGTGCACGCTTAACATAATTCATGAAGCCATCCGACGGTGCTGGAGTGAGTTGGTGTGTAATGTGGATGATGACCAATCGTAGGACGACTACGTGGTTAACTGTCGGTGACAGGTGTTGTCAAACATCCTAGTGTAATTAAATGTGGTATTAGTTTAGTGTTATGTGGAAGATTCCAGTGCACGCTGGATAGTGAATCTGCTCTGTGTGGAGAATTCGAATTACCTACACATCAGTTGAGTTGAGGAAGAATGCCCTACCTGCGCATGGGGAATAAGCCGAAGCGTTAAAATCAAACTCTGATACGGTGAAGGTCAGACATAACATATAACACTAAACTAATATCATGGAGCAATTGATGCTATGGCGTGTGCATCGGCGGACTGTAAATCCGTCCCCTCGTGGTAAACATTCTTGGTTCGACTCCAAGTTGCTCCACCAAACAAGTCCGTAAGGAAGTATGACAAGTTTTCGGTTATCTTGTCTTGTAGAAAACCGTAAGAATTTGGTCTTAAAGTGTTCATGGACGCACGTCTGCCTGTCACGCAGAAAGAGTGGGGATCGTTACCCCCTAAGACCGCCAAATATATAATTGTTTGCCTCGTTAATTTAATGGTAGAATGCCCTCCTTACAAGTGGGACACGGCAGTTCGATTCTGTCACGAGGTACCAAGTTTTTAGGTTAGGTTCAGCAACCAAAATGCATTCAACTTGTAATTGAAAAAGCAAAAACTAACCTGTAATTTTAGGAGATATTATGAAAGTCTGGATCGGTGGTTATCGTAATTGGTTTGGTCCATATCAACTTGCTGAAGTTCTTTGCTTTTGGGCGAAGAAAGAGAAAGATGAATATGGGTTCGAACGTAATGCAGATTGGGTTCATAACTTTGGCGAATGGCTTGCTCATGGTAGCATTGAACCTGAACCAGCAGTTGGTGTAACCTATAAGTGGGATCGAGAACGACACAATACTTGGTTGTACAAATTTCTGTTGTGGGTTGATAAACTGAAGAACAAAGTTCCTCGCAAGTATATCAAGATAGATCGTTACGACACATGGAGTATGGATCATACTCTTGCAGATATTATTCTGCCGATGTTGAAACAGTTACAAGCAACTAAACATGGTTCACAAATAGTTGACCTTGAAGATGTACCTGAACATCTACGTGGTACTGGTCACGAAACTTACGAAGATCAAAAAACATTTGACTTTTATCATGAAACCGACGATAATAAAGATATTAACTATGAGGCATTACATGCTCGTTGGGATTGGGTTCTTAATGAAATGATTTTTGCATTCGAACATCTTGTAGATGATTCTTGGGAAGATAAGTTCCGCTCAGGTGAACATGACCTTCAATGGACAAAACTTGAGAATGGAATGAGTCAAATGACACATGGTCCGAATGATACATACAAATGTGACTATGATGCAATTCAAGAAGTTCACAAGAGAATGGATAATGGTTTCCGTTTGTTTGGAAAATACTATCGAGGACTTTGGGATTAATAAATACTTTACTTTCAAAAGATTTTGTAGTATAATAATGTTTGAGATTGGGATGATTACAGCAACTTCTTAATAACGCTACTAAGGAGTGCCACTATCGGAGGAAACATCGTAAGGTGTCTAATTACGTGGCTGGGGAATGAACCTGAAACAAAATAATGACGCTGGAAAGACAGCAAGATAGTGGTAGCCCACTTGATTTCCGCTGGGTATCGAAAGAGCGTGGTTTTAAGCAAACCAAATAACGTCCCGTCATCCCGTTGTTTTTTAGTAGGATAGTTTCAGCAAACATCTAGCGGTTAATACCCGCATCCGATGGTCGGGTTCGCCTGACGAACTGCGTTTCTAGTTTGGCAGTCTAATACCAAAGTAGAAAGCTATCCTGTTGTTTGATTTAGGCTTCTGTTGCCTGTTATTGGAGATGTTAATATGAACACTTTTGTTTCTGCCGTTCAAAATCAATCTGCACGCACTGAAAACGGCATGCGTGCTCGTAAGTCTACTGCAAATGCTTGCGTAGATTTGTTTTTCAAAATCGGAGCCTCACGTGGTAAGGATATTACCAAGGACTTCGTTGCTGCTTATGTCGAAAATAAGGACATCGCTTTGCGTATTGCTCAGTGGGTTCGTGACGTTCGTGGTGGCGCAGGTGAACGTGAAATCTTCCGTCAAATTCTGGCTTATCTCGACAAGCATGATCAAGATGCAGCTGCAAAGTTGCTAATGAAAGTGCCAGAGATTGGTCGTTGGGACGACATCTTTGTGGTGAAGTCCCCAGCACTGAAGCACCAAGCATTTTCTATGT